TGTTTGAGAGTAAAGTTCTCTCTGGACTTCCAGCTAAAGTCGTCGGCAATGTCATAGAGGGTGGCGGATTTCTTTGTGTCACTAACCCGAAGGCCTCTACCGATTGATTGTAGGTTACGAATCTTGGACTTGGAAGGAGATGCAAATATGACGTTATCGAGGGCCACGATATTAGTGCCAGTGCTAAGAACACCAACGGAGCCAACAATAATGGCAGATTGCTCGCTTTCAACGATTCTACGAATTTGTTCTCTGTCTTCGACATCTGTTCCTCCATGTATAAAGAAGACCTTTCGTCCTTCTTTGGCTTTTTCTTTTAGCATGTCATACAAAACCTTACCATGCTTATCAACATAGTTGAATAGCAAAAGCGTATTGCCTTCCAATGACAATGCTAGATTACAAACAAACTTGTTCCTATCCTTATTAGATACAATATAATCAATCTCGGATTTGTAGTCCGCAGATTTCATATACTTACATTCTTCCTCACTATACTTTAGCAACAGGCATTTGATTGTCAGTTCCGCCAGTTGCTTCTTCTTCATTAGTTCGGCAGAGGTTGTTGCTTTGTAAATCTGACCGAACAAACCAATCAACTGCCATTCATGCGTCTTGGAACCTGATAGTGTTCCTGTAACACCAACTCTGTATTGTGCTTTAGTGCATTTGCTAACAATCTCTGTTAGAGACTTTGCTTGCGCCTGATGAACTTCGTCACAGATAACATAATCAAACTGTTCGAAATATTCTTTAGGCATTCTTTGAAGTGATTGCCATGTGGATATGACAATAGGCTTTTTAGAAACTTTGTCCTTGCCTGAATAGACACGATGACAATACTTCTCCATGTCTTTACCATTCTTTACAGAATAGTCGTCAAAGTCAGAATACATCTGTTCTACAAGAGCCGATCTAGGAACGATTAGTAGTCCTCGCTTACCTTGCTTAAGGAGATAATTACATAGAAGATATAGCAAGAGAGACTTGCCGCTACCAGTAGGAGAAAGAACAATTCTACGTTTGGATCGTATGACATGAACGAATGATAAAATTTGATAATCTCTGGGATAATGCTTAGGATTGAGTCCATCAATATATTCCTTTGCCTCTTCTACTGAAAAGGAGTTGTCTAGGTCTTCGTCTTTATACTCATAGGTATAACCACGGTCTGTTGCCCACTTGATTACCTGTGGTGCTAGACCACGATAGATTTGTCTGGATTGTGGATTGAACATTCTTAGATATCCATCCCATAGTCTTTGTCTATAAGATGGAATAAACTGAAAGCCAGGTGGACGAAACGAAAAAGCGTCTCTAAGTTCCCATGCGACCGATTCGTCACATTGGATCTTGATATAAGATTCGTCGTGGTTGTAGATTATCAAATGAGTCATTATTTACCGGATGTGAGTTGTAGATACTTTACATAGTTTCCGAGATCCCACGTTCTGGAGTGTAGCGACTTTAGAACATTCTCGCAGTATGCCACAATTTCTTCGTGTGCGATCTTCTTGAGCAACAGTTTATTTAGTTCTCTGTCAGTCTCAAGTTTTCTGGCAACCTGTGGGTTAGTGAGAACATGCTGACACGGCTCCCAACCATATTCATCAAGGTCTTCTTTAGCCATATGGCCCTGATAGTATTCCTCACGAAGGCCTTTCATGATCTTGTAGTCGGCTTCCATCTTTCTTGCCAAATGTCTATGGTGAGACATAACATTTAGATATTTACCGTGTAGGTGAGAAATCTTTAGAAGTTCTTTTTCCATAGATGTGGAATCGATGACGGAATCATTCGACCATTCCTTCATCAGGATATCAATAGTTACCGGTGCTTTCATAATAAACTCCTATTCACAATCACATTATAACACATCATCTATGGAAAGTCAAAGTCTTTCTATTTCAAATCTATCGTAACGGAATGTGATATCACAGGTAGGAATGGTATCAGCGTCCACTTTGGTGTCGAAGTTGATTCCACTTAGAGCGGTAGGATGACAATTGAGAAACTTGATACGCATATTAGGATTATTTGCGTTCGTATTGATAGTTAGATAGCCGTCAAAGTATAGATTTGTAGCAGGTCTTTTAATGGTTTGACGAAGATACTCCTCATACTCTTTTGGACGAGTTAGTCCTTTGAGCCACTTATATGTTTCTTCCCAAAGACGTAAGTCCTCGTCAATTAATGCTGTAAGAGTTAGACCTTCATATACGAGTTTATCACCATGTCTATATGTAGCGGCAAAAGGAGTTGGAACCATAACTTCTGTAGTGCTAATGCCAGGTAGAGTTACTGTCTGGCAGAAATACTTTAGAAATGGCATATCTGGAATAATGAAAGTATACTTCGTCGTTTGCAGCAACGATGTATTTTCAGGTGTGTTCTTTGTATATTCTTCGAATGCCATGGCAGTCCTCCACTATTATTTAGTAGACATAAAAAAAGCGGGGCCGAAGCCCCGCTCTTAGTTTAATCGCATCTAACTCTTAGGAAAGATTGCGAACACGGAAGATGCGGTAATAGATGTTAGCCTGGTTAGCTGTGTTTCTATCGCCGACAACACCGTCACCAGCTGCGGTAGCAAATGGGTTTGCAACCATGCCGTAACGGGTCTTGAAGCCAATCTTTGGCTGGAAGCTATCCTGACCGACAGCACGAACCATCTGTAGTGGAACGTATGGGCAGTAGAATAGACCAGCGTCATAAGGAGATGTTCCCTTATAACCAACGGTTACAAGTTCGTCACCGTTAGCAGAACCACCGAAGTAAGGATCGATGTAAACCTTGATGCGGCCGCCGTGTAGAGTACCAGCAAAGGTATTGCCAGTATCGTCAACGGTTAGGTCGGCAGATAGAGCAGGTGTATAAGAAAGAACACCAGCCATAGCCATAGCAGAAGCAATGTCAGAAGAAACGATTAGGACGTTACCCTTACCACGACGGGTTGCCTTAGCAAGAGCATTACACTCACGCTCGATGTGGAAAATTAGACCCTTGAACTTCTCAACTGACCAACGGCCGTTTGAGTCTGTGTCAAGATCGAATGTACCAGCGGTTGTAACACCATACTGGGCACCGATTGTAGCAGAACGATAAATTGTGCGGATAACCTCACGATTGATTTCAGCAAGAATCTCTGTGGAGAGAATGTTTGCTAGTTCTGTTTCAGCATCAAGGCCGTGAACTGCCTTAAGATCCTGAGCAAGCTCGGTGGTGTATTCTGCCTTTAGCGCACGGCTGCGAGCAGTAACAGTGACCTTATCAATGTTGAATGCCATTTCAGCAAATGCGTTACCAGCTGTACCGTCACCGAGTGCTTCTGCCTGTGATGTGGACATACCACGACCAACGCCGAATACGTCTGAATCAAGTAGATCCAATACTGGATTGGTGTTACCTGTTGCACCACTTGTTGTGTTGGCAAGACCACCAGCGGCATTCTGACCAGAGAACGCTGTGTTTGCCTCGAAGAATAGTGCTTCACCAGTTGAACCTGCACCCTGTGCCTGCTGCTGCTTATAACGTGAACGCATAGCAAAGATAAGGCCTGTTGGACCAGACATTGGCTGAACGCCGCAGATGTCATAAGCGATTAGGTTAGGAAGCGCACGACGAACTAGGGAGATAAGAATTGGGTCGTATGAACCAATTGCAGTACCAGAACCTAGGCCACCACCAGAGTTGGTAGGAGCAGCTTCGTTTAGAGTGCGAGCCTCTTCTGCCATTGCCTTTTCCTGGTTCTCAAGAATAATGGCAGTAACAGCACGACGATAAGAATCCTTAATTGGATTGAGACCATTGTGGTCTAGAACTGGGGACCACTTGTTCTCAAGATTTTCTGATAGATACATTTTAGTTTCCTTCTTTCTATTTTAACTAGTTAAATTATCTTGGAAGAGTTCTTCCGAGTGCTTTTACATAGTTGGCCATTGGACCATTTAGGGTGCCTTCAGTTAGGGCCTGTGGGTCGTTTGATGACTCAACCTTGTCTAGAACGTTGTCGCTCTTGACTGCAACTGGGAAGTAATTCTCCCTAAGTGTCTCGATTTTATCGATAAACTCTTCATCGGAAGTATAAGCAACGTTTTCTAGTAGAGAAGATAGCTTCTCTGCCTGAACGTCTGTTAGACCTTCACAAACAGAACCGATTAGCTCTGCCTTGCGGGCCTCAGCTAGAACGCCGGTTAGTTCGACATTGCGCTGAATTTCTTCATTTAGTTTAGCTTCTAGTTCCTCAACTGTTGCTGATAGTTCTTCAACTACATCAACTGAATCTTCTGGAACGTCGATATAATGTTCTGCGAATAGGGCACGAAGACCAGAAATGAAATCTTCTGTTAGCTCGCTACGGAGAGCGGACTCAACAGCAACTTCATTTTCTTCAATCCACTGTTCAACAACATAGTTTAGATAGTCGTCAACATTGGAAGCAAGTTCTTCCATGATTTCGTTGACTCTCTCCTCTAGAGTTTCGGTATAAGCCTGTTCTAGTAGAGCAACTTCTTCTTCTAGCTTTGCTTTTACAGCGGCTTCGAAAATTGTTGTAGCCTTAGCATGGAACTCCTCGGATAGGTTCTCACCTTCTAGAAGTGCATTGACATGCTCCTGCATATCAACTTCATAAGACTCCATAGCCTCGTCTAGTTCGATATCTTCTTTGGCCATGACCTTGGCACCACCTCTGAGTTTCTTTCCAGAAACCTGCATACCCTTGCCTCTTTTGGCCATAGTTTTATCTTCATAATCGGAATCACCGCCGTAGTAACCTATTTCGCCGGCCATTTGTCTTGCTTTGTTTCTATATCTGTTTGCAAGTCCCTTGGAGATTTCGTCAATCTGTTCCTCTTCCTCGGAAATGAACTCAAAGTTTTCGTCGATAGCAGCAAGAATTTCTTCTTCTGATAGACCAGCCTCGATGCCTTCGTTGATGAAGTCTTCTAGCTCTTCGGAAAGCTCTAGCTCCTCTTCTTCCTCAAGCTCCTCTTCTTCCATACAAGAAGAAGCCTTGCGTGCCTCCTTAAGGGCCTTTAGACGCTCGGCTAGAGAAACTTTATCCTCTTCGGAGAATACTTCTCCGTCAACTTCTTCGTCCTCTGCTAGTTTCTTTGTTGGCTCTGCGTTTGTGCCAGAACCCTTTACAGAGGTGTCTCTTTTCTTACCACCAGCTGCCTTAGCACCTAGATTATCTGTTGCAACGGATGTTGGTGTAGCTCCACCTAGATCCTCTGCGCTGCCTGTTGGATCAGGTGCGCCTGGATTTGGGTGACGGCCTTCAACGGCCTTAGAGCCTGGACGTAGTGTCTTAGCGTTTGCTGTGGATGCTGTAGAAGGGTCAACTGGATTTGGGTTAGAAATCTTACCTGGGGAAACCTCAGGATAAAGACCCTCATTCAGTGTCTTACCTTCTAGAACAGCCTTAGCTGCTTCTGTTAGTGATGCCATAATTAGATTACTCCTTTTCCTTATTTAGTAATTTCAAAGTTTTGAAATATAGTTTTCAAAAATCTTCAAGGCAACTTCTTCAACATCATGTCTAGATGCTTCACGAATTAGTTTCTTTGCTCTTTCGTTATGCACTTCTTTCCACTGATCATTCTCAAATACCCACTCTTTACCTTCCATGATGCCTTGCACAAAAGCGTCTGGTGCGCTAGGGTCTGCCACAATGTCTGCCGCTGTAGCTAACTTAAAGTCGTCTTGAACTTGCTGAAAACCGTTCATTGCCCTTAGAGACCCTACGCCTCGTGTGGACACGCCAAGACTTGCACCGCCGTCTAGTAGACTCTTAACTATCTTTCCGTTAGGAGTATCTAATATCTTTGCTTTACCAATAAAGTTGGTTCCATCTGGATACAACTTCGTAATCATATGTGAAACTCTATCTAGGTTGATTTGAGGATTCTCTGGATGACCTAGCTCACCAAATGCTCTGTTCTTTGAAACATATTCACGGTTATATCTATCCGCTTCCTTTGAAAGGATGTTCATAGGATAGACACGACCATTTCTGTTCTGCTTTTCAGCCTGCATAAAGATACCAGTGATAAAGTGGTTCTTGCCGCCTTTACCATCTGATTCTACCAGATACCGAATGTCTTGAACTTCTTCTCTAATAAGTTTCATTTATATTACCTTTTGTATATATTTATATTATTTTGTTTCTTCACCAATTGATTGAGCAATAGCACCGCCTATAGTTCGACCTAACCATTTAGTCGCTTTTAGTGTGCCTGAACCAGGTGCAGATGGACTTTTACTCATTACATGTTGTGCTAATCTACCTGCCATCGCTGTAGGTGTATTACCTGCTCCTGTATAATCTTTCTTTAGAAATGAATCTGTATTTTCTTTCTTCTTCACTTCTTTTGGTTGACTAGGCTCGGCACCAGCAGACTTTTTCCAAATACTATCATCGCTCTGTTGAGGTGTATATGCTTTTTTCTTTTTTTCAATTGCTCTAATTGCACTTAGACCTATTCTAGCCACACGGCGCTGCGCCCTAGAAAGTCCTGATCTAATTTTACCACCTCTTACTTTACCCTCAGGATCAGGTTGAACTTCAACTGCTTCACTTACTTTTTTTTTAATCTTGACGAGCGGCTTTATTTTAATGTCTCTTGGATCTGGAAGAACGTCCGCCGCTTTTTTAAATCCTCTTTTTTTACGGTCTTCAATTTCTTGTCTTGTCAAACCACCAAGTGCTTCGTTCATATCGGCAGCAACCATACGCTTCTTTTCGTATAGTTTCTTTTCCATAATGGAGTTTAGTTTTTCTTGGAGAAGGCTTTCTGCTAGAACAAAGTTTTTGTCTAGAATGGATTCTACTAGATTCTCTGACATTAGATAATTCCTGGAATGTTGAAGTCGGATGGTCTTGCTGTCTGACCTGCGTCGAAATCTCTATTATCTTTCTTGAGGTCGATATATAAAGTAACACGATCATTTGTTGCAAAAAGTGAATCGATGATTATATCACCATTAACATTTGCTGATGGTGTAGTAATAGCATCTCCATGACCTAGTCCTGTGAAATTATAATCAAAGAAACCTTCACCAAATGAAGCAAACGTAGACACTCCATTTGAACCATTTGTTGTTTCCCATTTTAATTCTACATGTCCCGGACTCTTAGCTGCATAAGAACCAAAAACTCTAACGATGGATGTTCTATAAACACCTTTGGCATTGGTATTACCAGACATAATCTTGCCGCTTGTGTTTAGTGAAAAGGCAAGGCCAGACACATCCAGAATTTTGGTGTTTGCTTCATCTGTACCATCCGATACAATATGGTATCTAATCAACGCTCTTTTAGTGCTATCAATTAGCTTTGTTTCTGTTATTATATTTGCCATCGTTAGTTCCTAATTGAAAATGTTAATAGTCTTTTGAAGGACTCTAAGTCTTCATTTAGCATGTTCTCAACAATCTTCTTGTTTTTGCTATTGACCGAGTCATATACTTCAAGTATTCTTTTAGCCATACCAGTATTTAGTGTAACCGATCTTCCATTAATACCGATATTCATTGTGTCTCTGCCTTCTTCAATCATTTGTCTAAGGTCAGACATTTTGTTTTCCTGAACTGTCTTTTTCATAGCACGGACTTCAGGAGTGTGTGTTCTTACATTTGATTTTGATACAGTGTCGAATGTATGTGTTTTAGTTTCCACATCATCGGATGATCCCGTTGCAACGTCTTTCGCCATATCGGCAGCAGCACCCAATGCGCCTAATTTAGATGGCTTGGCAGATGGTTTTGGTGTTGGTTTAACTTTTGGTGCAGGCTTTGCTTTTGATGCGCCTCTACCAAATCTGCTTGCTAGTCTACCAAGACCTTTACTTGCTAGTTTTGCTCCACCAACCAATGCTTTGCCAGCTACTGCGCCTGTTGCTAACAAAGCTGTATCAACAGCGGCATCGGTTGCTGCGCCTTTATAATCGCCTTTGTATAGCTTTTTACCTGCGCTGTAGTATGGAACAATTGCTTCTGCACCAGCATCTAGAACGTCAGCGACGCCTTCGTTCTGTTGCATACGAAGTTCATACAACTTCATCTTGAAATCTTCTTCGCAATTCCAACGACGAAGTGCCTTATTGATGCGTGAGTCTGGATCTCTCGCTGTCTTAGCAGAGGTCAATCTCTTTTTCATTCCACCCATGCGTGAACAAAACGACTTACGGCGTGCCGCTCTCTTACCCTTTGGATTCTTTTCTGTTACGGCTGTCTGTAATTTAGAGCCTGGATTTTCACGACGATAAGCATTGACGGCAGCCTGTGATAGACCGTCTGTTTTATCTTTACGATTTACATCTTGCCAATCTTCTTTCATACTCTCTTTTGTCTTTGCTCTATTGTATGCTTTCTTAGCGCCCTTATAAGCACCAATGGCAGCGCCGACTGGTGTTCCGATCATAGAACCAGGAATATGTCCTACGGATCCAGCTATGAATCCTGCGGCTCCGCCACCAATAGCGCCTCTAACACCACCTTTTACAGCGTCCCACTTTGCGCCTTCTGCTAAGTCGAGTTCCTCTAAAGTATCATAAACAGTTGCTTCGCTTAGATTTAGATTGCCAGTAGGACCAAATGGTATAGAAAGATACTTGTCTACTGTCTTAGAGTAATACAAAGCAACAACCTGTTTGTCAGGATATAGTCTGTAAGTAACCCTTCTAAACATTAGAAGATTTGGCATTGTGGAAGGAGATGGGACATCATATGCTTTTTTGATGCCAGCAACTTTCTTTTCCTCAAGCACTAATTCCTCAGGTGATGCCTGAGTTAGAAATTCATTATCGTATTCTTCTCTTAGTTGCTTGAGTGTTTTCATAATCTAATCCTTACTGGGCAAAGTAGTTAGAAGCGATTTCTTTCTTCTTTTCTTCAAGGCGTTCCATTGCCTTTTCTTGAAGAGCAGCAAGAAAGTTCTCTTTCATATTTACTAGATTGTTGTCTAGAATGTCATCAAGTGCTTCGTTGATAAGTTCTTTGGTATCCATTTTAGTTTCCTCTTTCATGTCTGTGACGCTTGTTTGTTTTGGTTTAGCTGCATAAGGCTCACCCTTGACATTTGTTTGATACTCGCTACCACCATAAGAGAACTTACCACCAGCTCCGCCTGTTTCAGAACGGGCTGCCTGGAATGCTTGTCCTCTTGTAAAGTAATCTGGACGACTTGGTGGAGTCGGTGCGTCAACCTTAGGAGAACGATCAGGATTGATAGATGCTCCCTTTACAGGTTCAACATTCTTTGTGCTTCCTTGTGCAGATGTTGTATTTGTCTTTTCTTTTGATGGAGAAAGAACCTGCTTTTCATAATCAGCAATAGAACGACCTTGAGCCTTGTAAGGATTATAACTCTTTAGTGTATCTTGTCTTTTCTTTTCGTCCTCACCTGCGCCTGCTGGTGTTGGTGACATAACTGCGGCAGCGGCTGTAGCTGCTGGACCACCAGCTACTCTTAGTGCGGTTCCTGCGATGCGAGATGCGGCTGGTGCTGCCTTAGCAACCATAGAAGCTGCGTCTCTACCAGCGGTTGTCATGCCTTTTACAACTGGACTTGTCTGTCTTGAGGCGCCCATTGCCTTACCGACATTGACACCACCTTGTGAAAAAGATGTTCCTACTTTTGTTGGTGAAGCTGACATGCTACCACCACCTGTGCCCATTCTACTTGTTCCTGATCTTGACCAGGATCTCTCAATAGAAGGCTGAACACCAGAACTTACCTTGACATTAGGTCTAGCAGACATTGAACCACTTTGACCTGCCATTCTTCCACCTGTTCTACCAGATGTTTCTGTTGGTCTAGGTGCCTGTCTTTTTACACCAGGAACTTGCTGACCAACAACGGCAGGTGGCTGAACTGCTGGTGGCATTGCCATAGCAACTTCTTTGATTTCTTTTTTATCTTCTTTTTTCTTGCCGCTTTCAATAAACTTCTTATTGATAGCATGGGATAGTGTCTTGCTTGGCGCTTTGCCTTGTCTGAACCGAGCGTTAGAAACCTTGCCGACTAGTTCTGCGGAGATTTCGTCAATCTGTTCTTCCTTCATCTGCTTTACCTTTGCCCTTAGATGCTCTCTAGCCTTATCATAACCTTTGATAGTATAGTTTAGACCTGTAGCACCCCAACCAACTGGGCCAGGTAATGTAGATGTTGCTGCTACTAATCCTCTCTTTGGATCGGATCCCTTACGTCCTTCGGCAGCATCACCAGCAACTTGACCTAATGTTGCTAAGTTGGCAAAAGTCATTCCTGTAGCGACTGCTTTTTTAACTTTAGGCGGAATCTTTACTTCATCCACCTTCATAACTTTTCTGGATGAACCTGTATAATCTCCGATAGTCTCACTATCTCTTTCAGGTTCGGTAGACATACCTTCTTTTGTAATCTTTGTCTTTTCTAGCTTTGCTAGTTTCTTATAATAATCTGGTCTCTCTGAAAGATGGTCTCTAGCAATCTCTAAGGCATCTTTACGACTATCTGTATGCTCTTTCTCAACGGCAGCACCTTGAGCAATAAGTCTCTTTACTTCATCAAGAGACATATTCCACTTCTTTGCCAGTTGAGCCGCAGTTAGTGTTTTGACGCTTTTGAGAGACAAATGGAAATCCTTTTTTATTATTTAGTTGATAGGAACAAGTTCGCCATTTTCATTGAGATGTGTTACTTCACCATCGGTATTGGCATATCTGTTAGAACCAACATATGTTAGTCCCATTTCTCTTGCTTCCTTGACAACAGACTTTTTAGCTGGTGCTGATTTCTTTGACTGAATCTGTGCCAACTTGATCTTCTTATCCATCATCTTGGACTCATGATCACGACCCGAAACTTCTGCTTTACCTGGACCTTCATCTGGTCCAGTAATCTTCTCGACTTCCTTATCAACTTGTGCTTGTGCAATTTGTTGTTGTGCGCCAAATGCAATTTGATTCTGCATATCTTGTTGTTGTTGTGCTTGCTGCGCCTCCTGATCCGCAATAGCCTGTTGCTGTTGCTGTTGCGCCAGAATAGCATTCTCTTGTTCCATCTGTGCGTTGATTTCTTCAATATCATCTTCGGACTGTTGAAGAATGTTCTTACGAACCCACATCATAGAATAATATCTACCAACAAATGGATCAACTTTGATTAGTGTGTCCAGACGAAGATTTAGGAGTTCTGCTTCCTTTAGTTCGTCAAAGTTATTGTCTTTCTTATAGTCGTACCAGATATCTTCTTTGATTTCTTTCCATTCTTCGTCGGTACAAACCTTTTTCAATACCAACTGAATACGAAGGAGTTCATCGAATAGTGTGGAGAATTTATTACGAAGTCTGGTAACGAACTTATTGAACTTTAGTTCGTCTCTTGTAATCTCTGTGGTGCGGCCTAGTGTAAAGCCTGGACTCTGTTCCATACGTGATACAGGAACACCAAGAGCCTTGTATAGTTTTGTCTGGAAATACTTAACATCTTCCATTTCACCTAGATTGCGTGCGCCCTCTAGTGTGGAGATTTCTGTTCCTTTAGAACCTTCACGGCGTGGTAGCCAGAAATCTTCTAGCATTGATAGATGCTTACGGTCATCTTTGATTTCACCAGTATTGGAATCGTAAACTAGTTTATTACGATACTTGACCATAATATCACGAACATACTGTTCCGCTTTGACTGTTGGCATGTTACCAACGTCAATATAGAATACACGGCGCTCTGGCGCTCTTGATAGACGATAGATAACGGTAGCATCTTCAACCATTCTTAGATTGTTGAATGGCTTGATTGCTTTGTGTAGGTAAGAAAGCACCATGGTCTGCTTTGGATCCATGATACCTGAATTGACATTGACGACAGAATCGGCGGCAATCTTGGCACCTAGATTTGTACCAGAGCCAATCATTCCTCTTTCGTTATAGAGGTAATACTCAATTTGTCTTTTGATTAGTTCAACGCCTGTATTTGGATCACGCATCTTTTGAATTTCACGGATCTTACGAATACGGCGTGGGTCGATATATCTTATCTCTTGAATACCAGCGGCAGGTAATGCTTCGTCAATAACTACATGATAAAAAAGTCTTCCGTCAATATACCAACGACGAAACACATCATGTCCCATATTACCAAAGTTCATCAACTTGAGGATATAGTTGAACTCATCCTCAATGCGCTTCTTTAGTTGTGGGGTAAGTTTGACATCATCTAGATTGATTTCTACGGAGGTACCAGAATCTTCTACTACAATTGCCTCGTTTACGATTTCATCAATAGCAGATTCCATTTCAGGTTGAATGGATAATTCTCTATACTTTGTGATTAGTTGGGCTTCATTTCTAAATGTACCATCAAGATCAACATATGTTCCATAGTAACCAGCGCCAGCAACCGTTACCGCACCGTCGTTGTTTTCGGGCAGAGTAAATGTTTTCTGTCTTTGTTGATCTTCTAAACGAGGATCAATCTTATCAGCACCGATCTGAAAACCAAATAATTTCACTAGATTATCCTTTTATGAAGGCCTACGGGAACTGAATCCCCGTAGGCTATAAATTATATAGTATTATACACCGTCAGTTGTTGGAATTGGGAATAGAGATTCCCACCACTGATAAGCGAATGTAACACCATATTCCTCAATCTGATCACCTGATGCCCAATCTAGATCGATTGCGGCAACATCAACAGGGAATGCTCCATAAATCTTATACTGCTTGATAATCTCGCCAGTCTTGGCAAACTGTGTTACCATAGCTTGTGACTGATAGGCGACACCAGCTCTTGCAGCAGGATTACGAAGATTACCTACGTGTGAGTTGATATTACTTAGCCAGATTTCTAGATTGTTACGAATGGTGAAGTTTTCATCATTGATAACCTGAAATGACCAGTCTGGGAATGTTCTGGTACCAGCAACCTTAATTGTGCGTCCAAAATATGGAACTTCGATGGAAGACATCGAATCTCCTGGTAGCGATGTTGCTCTAGCCT